GGAGGCGTTGCGGTTGGTCACCCGCAGCGAGGACACCACCGCTGTGTTGGCCTCAGGCACCGTGTAGATGGTCGTCTCCGTGGTCGCTGCCGGGGTCAGGTGCTTGCGCAGGTACTTGTTTGCCATGGTCAGCCCGCTGAAACAAAGTTGATGGTGAGGATCACCGAGGGAATCTCAGGCCGTGTGGGACTCACGCCGGCGGCGTAGTGCTCCAAGTACACGTCGACGTTGTCTGCCCACCATGCGATTTGCAGGTAATTTACGGCAGGGTCCGTGACGGTGAAGATGCCCGTGATGGCCGGCACAACGTGCGCCCAAACACTTACGCTTTTGCGCGCTGGTATGTCAAACCGGGTGTTGCTCAGCGGGTAGTTTACGCCCGTGTCCTTGGCCCATATCTCAAACTCCGCTGCCGTGTTGCTGCGGTTGGTCACCTGCAGTGTGAACGTCACCAAGTACTGCCCCGAGCAGGGCACATAAATCTTGCTGTTGTCCACCACCCGAATACCGTTGCTCAGTGCCACGGTGTTGTAGGTCAGGATGTTCTCGCTGGTGATGCCCGCACTGTTTTGGTCCGCCGTGGACAGCAGCATGGCATGCGGCTGCAGCATGCCGTTGGAGAGCTGAAAGCCTCGAATGCCCCCCGCAAAGCCGCCCGCTGCACCGCTGCCAGCGCTCATCCAAGTGGCTGCGGCCGCCGTGTCCTGGCTGGTGACAGGGGTGTAGGTGTTGTTGAGCTGCAGGATGACCTGCTCAAGCGAGCGCACCAGTTGGTTGAACTGCTGCGGGTCGTAGCCCGACGTAGAGGCGTTGGGCAGTCGGACGTTGGTGATCTTGCTCATCTAAAGCCGTCAGGTTGGATGTCCACGCGCATCGTGCCAAAGCGCCACCGGCTTCCCAGCTCGTCGCTCTCAATGCGCAATTGAATCTGTCGGCCCCGTGCCCGCGTGTCCACCTTGTCCGTGGTCGGCGTGATGATGTACGGGTCCAAGGAACTGGGCGTCGCACTTGTTTGCGGGTACAGGCGCAGCAGTAAGCGCACCGTCAGGTCCCCTACTTGATTCTTAAAGTCAGGAATAAAGCGGCGCATAAACAGCACCTGATCCCCGTCCCCGATGTCAAAGTAGCCCGAGTAGATGTACGCGGGCAGCGGCAGGCCGTTGGCGTCCACACCGGTCTCTTGGTTGTACAAGTGGCTGCGTCCCGGTGTGAGGCCGTAGATTGTGGTAATCGTGGCCTCTGTGTCCAAGGGCAGGTACTCCGTAGCAATGGGCCGATCAAACGTGCCAGTATCGTGCCACGCGGTGCGCGCCATGGTGCCAATGGACCAGACGTTTTCCAAGTAGTTGTAGGTCACGTAGCGGTTGATGCGATCGCTGTTCAGCGTCGGGTAGTACCACGTGACTTCGTTGAACTGCGTGTTGATGCCCACGTTAACCAAGGAAGCCTGCGCGATGTTCAGGTCCTCAAAAACAAAGTCCTGCACGGAACAGGCCAGCTTCTTGACCGTACCGTCAAACACGAAAAACGCGTCCTTGCTCATCCAGTACGCCACGCCGTTGACGTCAGCAGATGCGTGCGGGCCAATGATGCCGCAGTTGGAGCCCAACTGCTGGAAGCCAAAGGTGTAGGGCGGGCCTAAGAACTGCTGCCCGTGCAGCGCCGTATCGGTCCAAATCAAAATCTGGCCCCGCGAGCGCGCCGCAGAGATAATCTCGTTGCCGTCCGTCAGGCGCTGACCGCCCGCCGTGTTCGTGGCCGTGGCCACAAAGTTTCCAATGTCCTCTTGGCTTGAAAAGCGCACAAACATCGGGTCTTGGCTGGTGGGGTCCCCCAAAGTGCTCTCCGTGCCAAAGCACACCAAGTGCCTGTCCGGCGTGGAAATGAGCGCAAACTTGCTCTTCGTGGGCGCTCCTGAGATGATCACGGCCCGCGTGCTGATGCCCCCGCTGGGCAGCCACTCAAAGATGCTCCCGTCCACCAGCTGCAAGATGAGGTTTTCGCCGTAGTTGTCAAACTGCCATACCCGGGACAGCAGCGACAGGCCGGCAGAGGCTGGGCGGGGTGTGCCCCACGTGCTCAAGCCCCACGTGCCGGTGCCCCAACCAAAATCAACAAAGCTCGTGTCTGAGCCGACGTTTATCTGGTAGCTCGCGTTGGCCGTGCCGGTCGTCGCTGCCGTGCTGGTCGCCGGGGTCGGCGAGAGAATGGTGTACGCGTTGGCACTGAGCACCTCTTGGATTTCAAACTCGTTGGTCAGGGTCGCGTTGGGGATGCCACCGGGGTCTCCCGTCACGCTCGAGAAGGTGACAAAATCACCTTGGATGGCCCCGTGGGCCGCGTCGTTAACGGTGACCAAAGACTGGCCGCTGACCGTGGTAAACGTCACAGCGCCCGTGGCCCGAATGGGGGTGATGTCGGCCCACGCACCGCCGTAGAAGACATAGACCTTGCGGTTGGTGCCAAGGGCCGCATAGGGCGCACCGTCCAAACCATTCCATGTATAGATACAGCTGGTCAAGCCAACGAAGTTCACCAAGCTGCTGCCAAACTGTGTCCACCCGCCCAGCTTCTCAGGCAGGCCGTAGCGAAAGCGCACGAAGTCTGCATCCACCCAGCCACCTTCCGCGCCGTACTCGGTGTTCTGTTTGTCAACGCCAGGCTTGAGGAAGAGTCGTAATAGTGGCATGACTTAGCGATACCCCGCTGTTTTTTTGGCAATGGCCTTGGGCTGCTTTACGAATTGTTTCCCGGCTTTTTTGCCAGCACGTTTCGCACGCGTTGTAGCAGCGTACTCAGCAGCGCTGAGGCTTTTAATTGCAGCTTCAGGAAGGTATCGTTCACCTGTTTCAGAAGATTTTTTACCACTTTTCGTTCTCCATTTTTGGTTGCCCCAGTCTTTGAGGCTTTTTTGAGGGGCCTTCATGATGTATAGCCTCCGCCTGCAGCCTTATATTTCTTGGCCACAAGCTGTGCTTTTCTCGCGCTCCATTTTCCAGCGCCCGTGCCTTGGGTGGCGGCAGCCTTCACCTGAGACACGATCCGCTTGCGCAGTTCGGGCTTGGTGTAGTTGCCGGCCGCATTGACCTTAGATTTGGGTTTGGCGCTTGGCACGTGATCCTCGCTTACATTGTCGCGCCGGTTGAGGCGGGCATCGTGGTGATCTCAATGGCAACTGAGCGACGCAGGTTCAAGGGCTCTGCACAGTCCGCGCAGGTGTCTGCCTCCAGCTCCGAAGCGTCTAGGTCATAGCCGCATGCGCCGCACACGACATCGATCAAATGCGACGGCTCTGTGTTGCCATCAGGCAGTGCTCGAGACGGGTTCTGTAGCTTCATGATTCACCTCGGTTTTTCTGTATTTTACGCAACCAAGCCCGGAAGGTATACCGTTTTTCCACCCTGCTTCGTTGCAGTCATCACTTGCTTCTTGTTGTCGCCGGACACAAAGCTCACATGCACCCAGCCGCTGTCGGGTATGCCGGGGGTATAAAACTCGAGGATTAATTGGCGGAACTCAAGGTTGTCCTTGATCCACTGCGCGAGTTCTGCGTTGGGAACTCCGGGGATTTCGATGTCGGCTGCTTGGCCTTTGCAGTGATCGCTGGTCTTGGAGCCGCCCACTTTGGCATTGACGTCGGGGTGCCGGAAACCGCTGTTGATGTGGACGCCCTTGGCGAAATGATCACGGATGGGCTGCAGCACGTTGCCGGCCAGCTCGGTCAGGTTGGCAATCTCGGCGGGGCCGGGGGTGTTTTCCATGTCGTTGCGAACGGCGGTCTCAGACTTGGTCAGCTCGTGCAGGGAGAAGTTCTTGGTCAGTTGGGTCATGTTCAAACTCCTTCGGGGGCGTCAGCGGTGGGGGTTGGCTCGGGCTTTTTGGGCTTGGCCGGGTCGGTGTTAATGGCCAACAGGGTGCCCAAGGAGCCGGTAATGAATGTGGCGATTGGGAACAGCAACTCGAAGAAGCGTGCGTCATTGGGGGCCATGCCGCCCATGGGCTGGGTCACAAACACCAGCGAGTACAGCACCGTGAAAACGATGCCCATCAGGGTGATCGTCATGCCGACGCCGATGACAAACTTCAACTTCTCGTCCAAGGTGGGCTTCATTTGGGTGGTCCTAGCAGGTCTTTGGTACAGGTTCCCGTTGCCTCACAGGCAGGGGGCTCACATTTCGGATTGCCGAAATTCTTAGGGTCCTGGCAGTCGTACCGGAAGCGGTCATCGCACCCGACAAGAGCCGACAATGCCAGTATTGTGATGATGATCTTCATACGTCCCTCGCCATCCAAATTGCCCAGCCGATGATGAGGCCCAAGCCTCCCAGCAGCACGATGACCAAGATGATCATACCGATGTCTTTGATCCGGCCAATGAAGCGCTGACGCTTCAGTATCTCCTCACGCTCTACCGCCTGCCGTTTACGCTTGGGCTCCGATTGGAACTTCCGCCCA